AATCATTTTCAGTATTTGTTCTAAATGAATGTTCATCATCTACTGAAGCTGTATAGGTATAAGTAAGCACTTAAGTTTTCTTTTGCTTGCAGTAACCAGCTGTTACCTGATTGAATAGCATTTAACTGACTTCCTGTTCCTTCAAAAGTAACACCGGCATAATCAATAGTGTCACTTTCTGTATCACTAAATGTTAAAGTAACAAGTGTCAACCAGAACGGGCTAAGTTGGTATTTTGATTTCCAGTAGTATCAGTAAATGTAATATCTGGTGCAGCATTCTGAGTTACTATAACTGAGAATGTAGCTGAAGTTTCAGTATTGAATGAGTTACTTGCAGTTACTGAACCAGTTAATGTGGTACCTGAAGTGTCTCCAGAACCGGATAGGTTTCTGTTTAGTAGTAAGTTACCTGAACTATTAACAGAAAAGTCAGCAGTTGGCTCCACACGCCATGTTACTGATTGGTTAGAACCAAAATCAGCTATAGTTCCGCTAAATCCGTTTGTAGAATCGTAAACATTTTCTCCTGCTAAAGCAGATTCTATTGCATAAAACTGCTGCACTCCTGTTAATGAAGGAGGAGTATCATCTGCGATAGGAATGGTTATAAGAGCCGAGCTAGAAGTTGCATTATATGCATCACTTACAAAAGCTCTATATACATACGTGTCAATTAAGTCTGAGTTAAGGTAAACTGCTGGTTTTCTAGTTACTTGACCAGTTGAAGAGTTAATTATAAAAGGATCTTCATGAGGATCAAGTAGTTGAGAAGTTCCTCCATATGATCCAGTAGCTACAGGTGAACCATCTAAAGAAAGACTGCTTAGACTAAATCTGCTAAAAGTAATTGTGTCACCTTCACTATCGGTTGCAGTTGTTACAAACCCGGCTGATGTTCCATTACCACTATTTTCGTTAACTCCAGTTAATGTTTGAGGATTAATAGAAGGTTGAACGTTATCTGTTACGGTAACACCTACAAATATTGTAGTAAAAGAATCTGCATCTTGAGCTGCTTCATAATGTTGATCAGAAGCTGTAATGCTCATGCTATATGCAGTAATATTTTCATAATCTAACGAAGCAGTAGTTTGGTAAATACGTACATAGTTAGAATGTAAGGACATTGAGAAGTGGTTATTAGAGTCTGAACCGGTTCTAATAGTTATAGAGTCACTTTCATCGTCTGTAAAGTATATTTTTGTAACTTCTCCTGCTGTTGCATTTTCATTTCTGTTAGCATTAAAAGAAGTTATAACAGATCCACCTACACCAGTTTCTCTAAACTTAGGAGCGGTGTTAGTAACAACGTAAAGATATATGGTACTAGTAGAAGAAGCACCAAATACATCACTTACAGTAACCTGTACTGGGTGAGTTAGTGTTCCATCACCTCTGTCAACGGTGTTAAATGCTGCTTCTGTAGGAATTACATTTAGAGTGACAACACCATTTGATGAAATTCTAACAAAATCATCTGTATATGCTGAGGATGTATTAAAAGTAATAGAATCACCTTGAGTATCAGTGGCACTCAATAAAAAAGCTTGAGACCCAGAAGTATTAAACTCAGTTATATTAAAATATGGACTACCTGTAATATTTAATTCTGGTGCAGTGTTAGTAAAAAATATGTTTTCTAAAAATTCTTGTACACTTCCTGATGTTCCTGCATTAAATGATGCACTAAACATAGTACCCATATAAGGGTTGGTAACTATTCTATTACCGTTAAACGTTCCTCCAAAGCTAAAGTCTGCTGCTGCTGCAGAAGCTGATATAAAACTAGGATCTATATAAGAAGAAGTAACCGAATGAGAAGCACTATCAGCTTGTTCTGCATGAGAAGAAGAAATTTCATAAGTAACCTCATGAGATGCCGATATAGCGTAAGATGCAGTAAGTGCAAACGCTGAATATGAGGAAGAAACTGTGCTTTCTACAGCTCCATCTATATTAGCAGCTGATATATACGATGCTGTTGCTACAGATATTGAAGAAGTCTGCGATGTAGTAACAAAAGAACTTGTTTGTGAAGTAGTAATAAAGGAACTAGTAGAATTATTACTAACAAACCCTAAGTTTTCTATTTGAGCAGAAGAAGAAATTGTACCATCAATAGAACCAGATAAAAATCCAAATTGGGTTATTTGTGCAGATGATGAGATAGTACCTGCTGGTGTTGGATCTCCTCCAAATCCTAAAACTGCTGCTGATTCTGATGTTAAATATCCTGAAGCACTAATTTGTGTAGAGGAAGATATAATATTGTCCCCTGTAGAAGATAGGTAAGAACTAGTTGCTGATGTGAGTGATGTTACCTGTGATTGTAAAGTGCTAACAGATGATGTAATAGAACCTGTAAAAGTGTTTACATCTGCAGATGAACTTTCTAGATTGCCTATACGTACTAATGCTGAAGCAGAAAACGTATTTAGTGGTCCTAAACTTGCTGAACCTACATTACCGGCTTCAATATTAGCTAACCTTGCAGTTAACGATACTTCATTAACATATAATTCAGAACCTGAGATGTTTAAACCACCAGAAAAGGGTTCAAGTGAAGCATATGAGCTTCCTGAATTAAATATTAACGAACCTGAAAGTTCTGATGAAAAAGTGGTCATTTAACTCTACTTTTTTTATATATTTCTATTAAGACAACCTTTTCTTGTTTATAAATATCATAGCCTTTTAGCTTTTCTTTGTAGTTTCATTAGTAATTGTAACACTAGATTTACTATACATCTTTTTAGTGTTAAATTCTACAGCATTAATTGCATCTGTTATTATATATCCAAGTAAATTTATATTGAATTCTGTTCTAACTATACGATCATTACCCTGTACTAACTCAGTTGAGGTATTATAGGTGTTAATCATAGCTCTAAATTTAAATTTATTGTAGTCCCCCCAGTAAGAATCAGAAGCAAAATTAATTCCTTCTACTATTTTGTTGTTTTGTTCCATATAATCGGTGAATACAACACAATCGTACACTATATTAACGTAATCAGGTATTGCAACAGCATAAATTTCTTGATCTGGTATTCTATTATTTAAAATACCAAAACGATCATATGCATTTTTACGTGAATACGCTTTAGTAAACATTCCAAAGTTATGAGGATTGTTACCATCTAGCTTATTACCTAGGTTTCTATTCTTTTCTATTGATGATCTTCTAAATGTTATAAGAGGAGCTTGCATTTTACCATTTTTATCACGGTAATACCCGTCTTTCTGCATAGCTGCCCATCTTTCTGGTGAAGCATATACCAAAGGTACGTTAATTACTTTGCCGTTCTGAGATACTTGAGGTTTTAGTACGTTATTAAAGTAATAAAAGATGGCTTCATCTATATCTTTTACTCCAACTAGTGCAACTTGAACAGTATCGTTGTCTCTAGACACCTGTAGAGCTCTATTATCTAAATCTGTCTGTACTTCGTACTGCGGTATTGGTTTATTTCCAGCCATTCTTATCTATATACTACTTCTGTTAATCCTACTCTATCGGCTCTAGTTAAATGACAGTCAACTATAATAGAAATAGACTCACCGTAACCACTTCCATAGGTAGCAAGGTTATATGAGTTATCTCTACCAAAGAATAACTGGTTCTCTCTAACTGTATCTACTTCATAATAGTCATTATGCCATTCTACTATGTCTCCTACCTCTGGAACTATAGAAACATCAGATAGATCACGTCTTATAAAAGCAAATGATGCTTCTCTACCTAAATCTGGTCCAAACTCCTGTATATCTATTACTTGGTCACCTCTAGTTATTAAACAATTGAGCTTAACAGCATTCCAAAATGACTTCTGAAGAGCTTCACCATATAAATTAACGTCTGTATCTTCTAAACTTAGTTTGTGATATAAGACTTCTTGCTCAACAACGTCTTTGATGAGTTCACGACTAATTTTAGTCATTAAGTTAATATCTCTTCTTGTACCAAATAACATTACTTCTCTTCTATTGTTTGTTCCCCTACTTTTATAGCAATAACATTACTATATTTACTTTTAGCATTGTCTTTAAAAGCATTAAATGCTTCAATAGCATCTTTTTGACTTATTATCTTTACTTTATAAGTAGCCATCCCTGTTTCTTCACTTTCAGAAGCTTTAGTCACTGTGGTTACCCCGGGTAATGCACGTAAAGCATCATCATACCCGGCAATACCGTCAGATCCAAACTTAACCTGCACCATAGCTTCGTAAGTCTTATACTCTAGCTCTAAAATTAAAGGAATTAACTTCATTAACCTACGTATATAGTCATTGGAACTGATTTTAACGTGTTTTGCACGTCTTCTGCTTCTTTTGCTTGTGCTTCTAACTGTGCTCCTCTAGATGTTGATTCTAACATTTCTCTTAAACTTTCTAAAAGAGAAGATCTTTCAGCTCTAGCGTCAGTTAACAGGTCAGCTTGATTAAGAGTGGCTTCAGAACCTGGAATTGGCACTGTTCCATACTTTCCTCTTACGTATGCTAACATTTCTTTTGCTAAAGCAAGTGAATATCTGTAAATCCATTGACGTCCTACGCTATTAATATGTTGATACTTAGGGTTACTGTAAGGTACTTCAGCTACATTAGTTATTTTATGTACACTACTATCGTAATTTAACTTAGATTTATCTTCTTCTTTATAGTACTCAAAAAATAAACTACCAGATGTTTTAGGAACTGGGAATACTCTTAGTTGGTTATTAACTATTTCAAAACTATAGGCTGATTTTCTTATTTGATCGTTAAATTCAATTGCTTGCATTAAAGCCACATCATAAGATATAGGCATTAACATAAAGTTTACACCAGGACTAAAAGATCCAAAGTCAAAAGCTGACATTAATGACTGTACTCCTGTACCGGTACCGGCATATGGGTCAAAATACCTTTGAATAGCTGGAGGTGCTTCGTAAAATACTTTTCTTACTTCAATACTACCTGTTATACCTTCATTTGTAGCCCATGCATCTAAGTCGTATACTTGTTGAGAAGAAGTTATAGCAATAGAACCTGTGTATTTAGTTACATTCCCGCCAACTTCTGCTTCTGTGCCATAGTGTTTAGCGATTTGTATAATACGGTTTAATGTAGGATCTATTAATTGATTATTTACAGAACTACCCGTAGAGGAACCTTCCATATTAAGGTAGTTTTCTGTTATTTTATATTTGAATACCTCGTTACCGTATGTAGTTACAGCTTCTTCAAAACATGCGTAAAAAGAACCACTGTTTAATTCTACATCCATTAACGGATAACCAAGTCTTGTAGCACAAAATTTTGCTACTTTATCAGCATCAGTTTGGAATGCGGAATCTGTGTCATAAAATCCAAAGGGAGTTTGTCCTGAAGAAAAAGTAGAACTACCTCCCCAAATTGAAATGTCAGCCATTTAAACTAGTTTACTTATAAATAGGGCAAAAAAAAAGAGGCCCGAAGGCCTCTCTTTGTATAAATTCTTATGTCTAATCTTAGATCTGAGCTAGGTCAGTTACGAAGATTTTTGCATAGAATTCTGGTCTAATCATCTTCTTAGCGTAACGAGTCATTAAACCTTTTCTAGGAGTGAAGGTTTCTGGATCGTATACTAGAGGAGTCATCATTAATGGTACGTAAGGAGCATAAACTGCACCAGCTT